TATTGAAGAATCAATTTAATTGAATATTTAACTATATTTGTATATAAAATAAAAACTATGATAACAATTAATCAAGAACAAATCAAGGAATTAGAAGCGTTTATCAACACTATCCCAACTGCTTATGGTTTACCATTATTGCAATTTTTGGGTAAGTTAAATGCAGAGCAAAATCCACCAACAGAATCAACTGAAGCGTAATGGTACATAATAGCAATCAATCGGACTTATTAACTATTGTTAGCGGAACATCCGCATTTATTAGTGTTGCAAATGTGCAGCCCATAGTTTCTTTAATAGCGAGTTTGATTGCTATTGTTTCTGGTATTTTAGCAGCGAGATATTACATTAAAGCTACTAAAAGATTTAAGTAATGAAAGAGATAGTAATCGTTCTATTAACGGCGGTTCTAATCTTTTTTATCGCAAGTGAGGCACGATACACCAAAAGTGAACCTGTAATCTTAACTGATACACTTTACCAAGAGAAAACTTTTACTAAGTTTATAAAGGGAAATTCAATCCCTTTTGTCGTTTTAGACACAATTTACCTTATTGATTCAATCAAGGACACAATTACAATCGTAAAGGATTATAACCAAGTAAAGGTTTACTCCGATACTATGCGCATAGATTCTATTGGATACGCATACATACAAGACACAATCAGTCAAAACAAAATACAAGGCAGGGGTTTTAGTGCCAATTTTAACCTTCCGACCATAACAATTACCAAGTTAATAGAGCCAAAGTCAAAGAACCAGCTTTATTTGGGATTTATAGGCGATTTAAAGCACTCAAACGGACAAATTGGTATTGGCGGTTCAATTGCCCTTAAAACGGCTAAAAACACCTTATATACGGCAACGGCGACAATGAACGGATATTCTTTTGGGTACTATAAAAAGTTTTAATATGAAAAAGTTTATTATTTCAATGTTTAGTGATGAAGTTGGTGCAATGAGCCACAAGCGAGTTTTAGCGTTTATTGGTTCAATTTGTCTTTATACAACTTTTGTAATTACTAAAAGCGACCATTTAGGCGATTTAGTTTTTTATATGAGTATGGCATTTGCAGGTTTAACAACTATTGATAAATTCAGTAAATAATGAAAAACAACGAAAAAAGAGCATTTGCAATTGGTTTTGTATTGTGGGTAATTGGATTAGTTTACTTTATAAATCAAGTGTTATGATATCCAAGAAGGCAATTGAAATGATAATTAAGCACGAGGTCGGAGGTAGAGCCGTGTATGAAAAAAGATACCAAAAGCCTATTTGGGCTGGAGGCGATTCTGGATGCACAATTGGCTTGGGCTATGATTTGGGTTATGTAACCGAAAAACAGTTCTTTAGCGATTGGCAAGGCTTAAATTTGAACTTTATTAATGCACTAAGAAAAGTAGTAGGGATAAAAGGTGAAGCCGTTAAATCAATGATGCGTGGCGAAATATTACAAGTTAGGATTCCATACAATTTTGCATACGATGTGTTCGTTAATAAGTCGCTACCTAAATACTATGCTTTGACAAAGGCTATTTATCCAGAGTTAGACACTTTAAACGAGGACACAAGAGGTGCGTTAGTTTCAATGATATATAACAGGGGTAATAAGTTACAAGGCGATAGGCGAAAGGAAATGAGGGCAATAGTTGACCTTGTGGCAAAAAAAGACTACGAGGGCATAGCTGACCAAATAGAAAGGTCTAAAAGACTTTGGGAAAATGTCGGACTTGATGGCTTGGTCAAACGCAGAGAAGAAGAGGCAGATTTGATACTAAACTCACTAACCTAAAAATAAACCTATGACAACAACAAAAAAGAAAGGCGGAAGCAAAACCACAATGAGTGGTCAAATAGTATTGGACTATTTAGCTAAATATCCTCAATGGATGCCGTCTAATACTTTAGCTTCTTTGATTATGAAGGAGCAAAGCGCACACTTTGACAATCACGAAAACGTACGTTATTTAGTACGTTATTACAGAGGTAAGACTGGCGAAAGCAAAAGTACAAAAGGAACTAACAAGCAATTTATAGAAGATTTTAAACGCACTGCTTCAAACTTTGTGCAACCGCCTACTTGGGTAGAGGAAAAGGTTGTTTACTGTTTGCCAATAGGAATTAAGAAGATGGGTTTTATTAGCGACCTACAAGTGCCATTTCACGACCCTAAAGCTATTGATGTTTGCTTTAAATACTTACTTGACCAAAAGATTGATTCATTATTTATCAATGGCGATTTGGTTGACTTTTACCAATTAAGCGATTTCCAGAAAGACCCAAGAGTTAGAAAGTTTGATGAGGAATACGAGGCAATAATTGAGATGCTTGGATTTATAAGAGCATCATTTCCTTTGATTCCTATTTACTACAACTTAGATGCAAATCACGAATTTAGGTACGAAAGGTATATGAGAACCAAAGCACCAGAGTTATTAGGGTTAAGCGGTAAGTTTGATATTGAGGAAATATTGATGCTAAATACTTTTAACATTATTCCAATCAAAAATATAGACCACGTTAAGTTCGGCAAATTGCCTATTATTCACGGCGATACTACATTTAGAAGGGGTAGCGGTGTAAATCCAGCAAAGACTTTATATGATAGAGTTAAGCAGTCTGCAATAGCTTCGCACGTTCACCAAGTACAATCATACACAACCAAGAATCAATTTGATGAGGAAGTATTTACTTGCTGGACTACCGGACATTTGATGCATCCTAACGTGGAATATTGTAAGCACGTTGATAATTACTCACAAGGATTTGCGATATTAGAAAAAGATGTTGAAGGTTACTATTCGGTACAAAATAAAAGAATCTATAAAAACAAAATTTTCTAATATGAGATACCCTAAAAACTTTGCAAAATTGACATCACTACAACAAGAGCAATGGTTAGTTGCTAAATTAATTGAGCTTCACCAGTTAGAACAAGACATCAAATTAACCTTAGGCAAAATAAGAGGTGGTGAGAAACTTATATTTAAAGAAATAGATAGACCAGATTTAGCTTTATTAAAAGATGAAGATTAAGATTATATATAAAAAGTTAGGTAGGGAACAGGCTCACGGCATTGCTGAAAGTGATGGTGTAGTTTATATTGACTCACGGCTAAAGGGTAAAAAATTGCTTGAGATACTTCTACACGAGCTGATGCACCTCCAAAATCCATTGGATGACGAAGAAACGATTATTGAGAAAAGTGTAACTTTATGTAAGATTCTCTGGAAAGAAGGTTACAGGAGAGTTGATAATTCAAACGATACCCCATTACAAGATGGTTCTAAATAGTTGTTCGTTCATAGTTCCTCACCCCTAAAAAGGTGGGGTTTTTTATATATATTTGCAATTCATATTGGAGAATTTAGGTTTAGACCCCGATTTATTCTTATTTCGGGGTTTTTTATGCCTATTGATTGATAAATGACCTTTTATTGATTGATAAAGTAAAGGTATAATTTGACACATATTGTAATAAAGTAAGTCAATTACTTGACTTTTTGACTTATATACCATTTATCCTTATTATTTGCCGTTCATCACATTTATTTAAAATAATTGGCTTGTTTGATAAAGTTATAAGGTTTTACCCTATCTTTGAATCCTAAACCAAAAACAACCAATATGAACAGACTAAAAACTCCACAAGAGAAAGCAAACGAACGCTACAAAGCTGAAAGCATCAAACCACTTTACGCATTTATTATTGTATGCGTGGCATTTTTAATTACCGCAATCCTTCAAAACCTTTAACCTATGAAAACAGCAATGCAAGAATTAATTGATTTTATTGAGAGTACTCAATTTCCAAAAGAAGGTTCAGGAAATTACATTTATGAAAAAGCTAAAAGATTACTTGAAAAAGAAAAAGAGCAGCTATTGAATGCATTTAGAGATAATTCTTGGAATAAATCTTTTAATCAATACTACAGCGAAACCTATAACCAAAACAAATAACCTATGACACCGATTAACATTTACATTAAGACATTAGAAACCCAATTAGTTAATATGCCAAATGGCTATGTAAAAGAAACAGTTGAAGCCTGTTTAAATTTAGCCATAGGAATTAAAGAAAGCTATGAAAACATTAATTACGACATTAGTAACGAACCAAATCAAGACTAACCTACAAACCGAAGCCGACAACAAAGGCATAACGCTTAGTAAGTTGGTTTATAAAATCCTAAAACAATATGAGCAAACTAATTTATCAAGAGAAACAACTGAAGTTGCACAAAAGAGCAACAATCCTACTGCAACTGCTAAAACAAGCACAGGGAAGGCAAAATCTATTTGAGGCTGATCTTGCAGAATGGAGGCGAGGTTTAGATGATACAAGAACAATGATTAGCGAGGAAGATTTACTAATCAAGATTGCAAGGATGAATGACATCCAGCGCAGAATCCTTAAAAGCTACCATTACTTGATTTTGGACCTTTATACCTTAACGGAAGACTTTATGTTACCTATAAACCTTTTACACTTTTAATATGACACCAAAAGAAAAAGCAATTTATTTATATATTATGTATAAACAAAGAACATCATATAGAGAAGTTTTTCATACTCAAGAATTATTAGATAAATTTCACGATAATGCTAAAAGTTGTGCATTAATAGCAGTAGAAGAAATATTAAATGACCCATTTTATACAAATACCATAAATATATCTGGTGTTTATTATTGGCAAGAAGTTAAAAAAGAAATAGAAGCATTATGAGAGAAGTCCACAAGACCTATATGGCAGAACTTGAAATAGAGGTTTTGCGAGAAAAGAACAAAAAACTAAAGCAAGAGATAAATCAATTAAAGGATTTATTAGACAAACATTTAAACATAAAAACAATAAGAATGGACAAAGAACAACAAAAGGAGTATGCAATTCAAATAGCCGAAAAGGTGTGCAATTATTACCAAATTAACTACGGAAAAATGATGTCTAAATATAGAGGCGAGGAGGTTACTTTGGCAAGACAAATGACTATGTACTTTACCAAAGAAAAAACTGAATTAAACGGCGAGGAAATAGCTAAATTGTTTAATAGGGATAGGACAACAGTATTGCACTCAATCCAAAAGATTCGTGGACAATTGACAAATAAGTTTGATGATACCATAAAAAATGACATTTTCAACTTAAATGTGCTACTTTAATTTGGTTATTAACACTAAACTACCTAATTTTAAACTCTAAAACCAACCAATATGAACGAACAACAACTGGCTAAAAAGCCACAACTTTCGTACACGAAAGACCAAGTAGAGTTAGTAAAATCGCAGATTGCTCCAGAGGCAACAGTTGATGAACTAAAGCTATTTCTTTATCAAGCCCAAAGGACAGGACTTGATGCATTATCAAGGCAGATTTATTGCATCCATCGGAACGTAAAAACGCAAAACGGATGGTCTAAAAAAATGACCATTCAAACAAGCATTGATGGATTCCGAGTAATCGCTGAACGTAGCGGAAACTATGGTGGGCAAAGCGAACCTGTATTTGTAGAACAAGATGGTAAGTTAATATCTTGTAAGGTATCAGTATTTAAGTTTAGGGGAGATGTAAGATATGAAGCAGCCGTTGGGGTAGCCTATTGGGATGAATACTGCCAAAAGACAAACGATGGTAAGCCTATGGGTTTATGGGCGAAAATGCCACACACGATGTTGAGCAAGGTGGCAGAAAGTTTGGCGCTTCGCAGAGCATATCCTAATGATTTAAGCGGACTTTATACAGGAGATGAAATGGCTCAATCAACAGAGGAAACCCCAGCTTACATTAAGACGCACGAAAATGTAGAGGACTTGGAGTTAGCGATTGATTTGTGCATAAATACTACCGAATTAAGCCAACTTTACGCACTAAATAGCGAACTTGCAACTAAAGATGTAACTAAATTATTTACCAAGAAAAAACAAACTTTATGACACCATTAACAAGATTATGGGATTTAAGGGAAGCAGTTAAGTTTTGGAATTACAAAGTAGATACAAGCTATCCTCAAAACGCAAGTGAAATGATTCATCAATTAAATTTAGCTAAGTATAAACTTAAACTACATAAACAAAAACACTTCCCAGAGTTATTAGATCAACCTAAAAGGGATTACATTCCTTATCAAATGTTAGCTGATAAATTTGAAGTATTTGAAAACTATTTAAACGATTAATTATGTCATACTCAACTTGCTGCGGAGCATATACCGATATGGATGAAATTGGAATTTGTCCAGATTGTTTAGAACATTGCGACTGGGAAGAAGAAGAAGATGAGGAAGAATTAGAACAAGATAGACAAAACGAAATAGCATTAGAAAAAGAACAATTAAATAAACACCAAAACTAAAAACAATGATTGTATTAAACATTTGCAAACAAGAAATCAACTGGAAAGAAGCTAAAAACGGGAAACACTATGCAAATATTGCTACCGACTTCTTAAAAGAACCAGATTCCAACGGAAATACTCACACAGTATGGAACAACCAATCCGCTGATGAGAGAGCAGAAAAAGCAAAGAAAAACTACTGTGGCAGAGGTAAGCAAGTTTCTTATAATGCACCAACAGGTAAAAAGGAATTTGCCGTAAATCAACAGGAATCGGAGGACGACTTGCCCTTTTAGAATGGAAGTATTTTAATTACCTTTTTAAAACAACCCCCACGTTGGGCGATAACGTAAAGCGCAAATTTAAAACCTACAATATGATTGGTAAAAAAATAATAATAAATAAAAAACATCCAATGTTGTGTAGAGATGATAAACCAATAGACATTGAATGTACGATATTAGACAAGATACTTTGTCAAGAAAAAATAACTAAATATGTTGGAACATCTGATGGTTATTATGGTAGAGATGAATTATTTAGTGTAATATCAGTTACAAAGTATTTGATATGTTATGATGTATTTGATAGACAAGAATTAGAAATAATTAAACCTAATGAAATAAAAAAAGTATTAATTTAAAACCTACAACTATGAGCCAAACAACACAAATCGCTAACTACCTAAATAAGGGTAGAAAATTAACCCCAATTGATGCTTTAAACAAATTCGGATGCTTTAGATTAGCAGCACGAATAGCAGACCTTAGAAATGATGGTATGAACATAAAAACTACTATTGTTAAGCTAAAAAATAAGAAGCAAATAGCACAATATTCGGTTAATTAGTTTAATTTTGTTCAAAGGTGTCGGATACCTTATACTAACTTATTGGCTCAAAGCCGAAACCCTAATCCGACTGGGGTGGAAGCCGAGAGCCTTTTTTATTTTTATGGCAAAGAGATTTACTGATACAGAAAAGTGGAAAAAGCCTTTTATAAGGTCTTTAAAAGCCCCTTACAAGCTCCTTTGGTTATATATTTGTGATGACTGCGACCATTCTGGAATATGGCAAGTTGATTTAGAAGTAGCTGAAATAAGGATTGGCGAAAAGTTGGATGAGAAAAAGGCAATACAATATTTTGCGGAAAAAATAATTCCTTTAGATAATGGGACAAAGTGGTTTATACCAAGTTTTATTGAGTTTCAATATCCAAGCGGTTTAAGTGAAAACAACAAAGCGCATACTGGAATAATTAAAAGTTTAGAAAAGTATAAAAACGAAATAGACAACTTTAAGCCCCTTGAAAGCCCCTTGCAAGGGGACAAGGTTATGGTTATGGATAAGGTAATGGTAAAGGATAAGGTTAAGGTTATTGTAACAATGCCATTTGAAAGCGAAGAATTTATAAATTATTGGGAAATGTGGAAGGATTATAAGAAAAAACAATTTAAGTTTACATACGCTACACCACAAAGCGAACAAGCATCTTTAAAAGAGTTGGTTTTACTTTCCAACGGAGATGAACAAATTGCACTACAAATAATTGAACAATCATTAGCAAAAGGCTGGAAAGGTTTTTTTGCACTTAAAAACGAAACAAATGCAACAGGAATTAGCTACAATCGCAAACCAACTTTTACAGAGCAGCAATCCAATGCCCTTAGAAATCTATAATAAACTTGAACCAGATGAATTAAAGGTTGCAGTTGCTTTAGAAACTATGAGTGTTAGCAGATGCTCACCTATTGAAGTTAGAGAGCATTTAAAAACTTGTGTTGCATTAAGCGGATGTCAAGTGCCTACTATGGAAATATTTGAATTTTTGCTTCAATTTGTAATTAAAAATTATGGCAACTTTAAACTAAAAGAATTAGGAGTAGCTTTTGAACTTTACGCAATGGGAAAATTATCAGTTGACAAAGCGATTATGTTTACCCCTAAATTCTTTGGGGATGTAATGGCAGCTTATAAGCCAATAGCTTTGCAAGTAAGACAAAAGACCTATGTAGAACCGCAACCAGTAGAAGTACCAAAAATCAATGATGATGAAATTATTGAGGCATTATACGAAAACTGGGAAAAGTCGGCAAAAAGAGGCTGGGAGTTGCTAAATACGATGGCTTTTGATGTACTATGGAAACGAAAGGAATTAAACAAGGAGAATCTAAGTCAAGAAAAAGCTGACCAAATAAAGAAAAAGATAATAGCACATTACAAGGTAACTGCTAAAACCACTAAAGACTTAGAAAAATTAAATAACGAAATATTTATCAAAAACGAGTGCAAAAGATATACTTTGTACCTATTTTTACAAAACCAATTATGAAACAATTAACATTTATTTATGAATTAGCAAAGTTTATGCTTCTAAGCGTTCCTTTAGCAATTATGATTTATTTAACTGCACATTTATACTTTGAATTAAAACGATTATTGAGATGACAGGAATAGACAACAACATTGAGGTAAGATTAATTTATTTAGATACAAAAGAGGAAATATGGTTTAGGTCAATAGCAAAGGCTATAAGGTTTTTAGGTACGGACTATAAAACGATTATGACCTATATGAACCCAATTAATAAAAAACGATACAAGCATAATAATCGATTATGTGTTGTTAGATTGAAAAAGTAACCCTAATTTTGCTTTATGCCATTGATACCTTTACCCAAGTTGTTAGAAAAGACCCAAAAGGTAGTAAATGCGTACATAAGGAAACGAGATGAAGGATTGCCTTGTATTAGTTGCGGAAGCTACAATGGTAATCAAGCTGGACACTACTTTACTGTTAAAGGTTATTCGGCATTAAGGTTTAACGAATGGAACATCCATTTACAATGTGCTGGGTGCAATATGTTTAAGCACGGCAACCAAGCAATGTACCGAATAGGCTTAGTTGAAAGGATAGGGGAAAAAGCGGTTAAGGAGTTAGAGTTTGAAGCGGTTAACAATAGGCTTAAGAAATGGCAAAGAAGCGAATTAGAGAAAATAATAGAGAAATATAAATGACCTTAGAATCAAACATATTTGAAACGTGCAAAGAGCAAGAAATAGCAGGTTATCCTTGCTATGTTTTTGACATTGATGGAACTACACACTATGTATTTGGCGAAACACAAGAACAAAGATTTGATTTTATGGCAGATTTAATAAATAACTATAATGGCAAAATTAGACAGTAAGGGCAAACAATCATTTGGCAAAAGAAAGTGTGGCAAGTACAAAAAGACATCTGGTCCAAAGGATAAACCGGTTAAGCCATATCGTAAACAAGGCAAATAATGAAAAACACTTTAAGTAAAAGAATATACACCTGTAAGTGCAAATCCATAGTTGAAGGATATGCTTGGGAAAATGAGCTAACTACGATTCAATTTAAGTGCAATAAGTGTGGCAATTTTGTAGGATTTGAGCAAATCAAAAAGAAGCCAATTATACAAATGCCATCAATACGAACACCAACAAAAAACCGATAATATGACACCAAATGAGAAACAGGAACGAAAAGCATTAAAGAAATATCTAAGAAAATGGAAGTTTCAAAAGTTTTGGAATGAATTGTTTTGTTCTTTTAGCGGTCATACATATGAGTTATACTATACAAGTGAACATAGCGGGCATCAATTATGGTACTGTAGTAAATGCATAAAAGAAAAAATGATATAATGAACATCAACGAAATCAAACCAAACCCAAACAATCCAAGAATTATTAAGGATGACAAGTTTAAAAAGCTGGTTAAGTCAATCCAAGACTTCCCACAAATGCTTGAACTTAGACCTATTGTAATAGATGAAAATAATATTGTTTTAGGTGGCAATATGCGTTTAAAGGCTTGTATTGAAGCTGGGTTAAAGGATGTACCTGTAAAACAAGCTAAAGAACTAACTGAAGATCAAAAGAAAGAGTTTATTGTAAAGGACAATGTAGGATACGGCGAGTGGGATTGGGATGATTTAGCCAATAATTGGGATGAACAATTACTTACAGAATGGGGTTTAGATATACCAAACTTTGATTCTGGTGGATTTGCAGATCAAAACAAAGAATTAAGCCTTGATGATGTAAGTGATTCAATGACTATAACTTTAAAGTATACAGAAGATGAATATCATTTAGTAAAAGAACAATTACATAAAATAGCAGCTACACCAGAACAAGCTATTTGGAAACTTTTAGGCAATGATTAAGTACGAATATAATGACCATAAATTCCCTTACAATTGGAATTTAAAAGATGGTTATCCTGCAAAAGGAATAGAAAAACATAATTTAAAGGTATTTGGTACGTTTATTTGTGGTGGCGGTTCAACAATGGGTTATAAATTAGCTGGATATGACCACTTAGGTGGGGTAGAAATAGACCCACAGGTAGCTGATATTTATAAAACAAACCACAATCCAAAGCACTTTTATAATGAAGATATTAGGTTATTTAATCAAAGAACTGATCTACCGGAAGAACTTTATAACCTTGATTTATTAGATGGTAGCCCACCTTGTTCAAGTTTTTCTATGGCAGGTAGTAGGGAAAAGGCTTGGGGTAAAGAAAAGCAATTTAGAGAAGGTCAAGCTGTTCAAACTTTAGATGACCTTGTATTTGAGTATTGTAATACAATTATAAAGCTACAACCTAAAGTATTTTTATTAGAAAATGTTAAAGGTATTATTTTAGGTAATGCTAAGGCTTATGCTAAAAAAATTATACAAACAATGGAACAAAATGGGTATAATGTTCAAATATTTCTTTTAAATGCTGCTTCAATGGGTGTTCCGCAAAGGAGAGAAAGAGTATTTTTTATAGGGCATAAAAAAGAACTAAACTTTAAGCCATTAAAATTAAACTTTAATGAAAAGCCAGTAACATTTAAGGAGTTAAAATTAAGCAATGTTGAAAGAAATGATTTAAGTAAGTCTTTATTAGAAAGATGGAATATTTGTGAAATTGGTAAACATCCTATGGCAAAAACAGGAAACCCATTTGGTTACATGACAAGAATGGATGAAAATAAAGTTATGCCAACAATTTTAGCTGGGGATTCAATTTGTGCTTTACAGGATGAACCTAAAGATGCTCATGTTGATGAATACAAATTATGTGGATCATACCCTTTAGATTATAATTTTAAAACAATTAAACCTAAATATCTTGTTGGAATGTCAGTTCCACCAGTAATGACAGCCCAAATTGCACATCAAATTTGGTTGCAATGGTTTAAAAGTTAACTTTGCAATAATTAGAAGAAATTAAGAAGATATGGCAAATGAGCATAATTTGATACCAGCGCAAAAAGGGGAAGTAAGAAACCCAAAGGGAAGGGGTAAAGGTGTGCCTAATAGTAAGACAAGGCTTTTACGTTTATTAGAGTTGGTTACTAAAGTACGAAACCCAGTAACAGGCGAAGATGAGGAGTTTACAATAGCGGAGCAATTAGATATGCAGATTATAGCAAAAGCAAGAAAGGGCGATTTAAAGGCTTACGAAATCCTTTTGGATAGATTAGAAGGTAAACCTAAACAAACAACCGACATAACCGCTGACATAAAGGGTAATGTGCAAATCACAATAGAACCAGATGCAGATTGTCAACCAATTAAAGATTAAGGCTACACCAGTCTTTTATGCGAATAAAAAGGCATACGAGGAAGGTTATCCGATTATTTGCAATGAAGGTGGGTCAAGGTCAAGTAAAAGCTATTCAGTTGTTCAATTATTAATCCACATAGCTTTAACCAAGCCTAATACAAGGATTTCGTGCGTATCTCATTCTCTACCACATATCAAGCGTGGAGTTTATAGGGATTTCAAAAACATATTAGAGCAATGGAATATTTGGGATGAAAAGGATTTTAGGTATACGGATTTTATTTATACCTTTAAGAACGGCTCTTACATAGAATTGTTCGGTCTTGAAGACCCAGACAAAGCAAAAGGACCAGCAAGGGATATACTATTCGTAAACGAGGCAAACCTTATTAGTAAGGCTTTGTTTGACCAGCTTTTAATTCGTACAACTGGACAAGCATTCTTAGACTGGAATCCAGCCGACTTTATTTCTTGGGTATATGAAGTAGCAGACAATCCAAATAACAAGCGCATCCATTCTACCTACCTAAACAATATCTCAAACCTTAGTGAAAGCCAAATAAAAAACATTGAGCAATACAAAGATTTACCGGATGACTTTATGTGGAAGGTTTACGGATTAGGGGAACGAGGTTCAGCAAAGGAAATTATTTATACTCAATGGAAACAATATGACGAAGCACCAGATGGGGATGTATTCTATGGATTGGACTTTGGTTACGTTCACCCAGCTGCTTTAGTTAAGGTTACGCACCATGAAGGACAAAACTACTTTGAGGAAATAGTTTACCAAAGCGGATTAACTTTAAGCGACCTATCAAGATTGATTAAGGAAAAGCTACCAGAACGTGCCACAATCTATGCGGATGCTGCCGAGCCTAAGTCTATTGAGGAACTTTACCGACAAGGCTTTAACATTAAACCAGCACAAAAGGATGTATGGGCAGGAATAGTAAAGATGAAATCTTATCCAATAAACTTGCACTACAATAGCAAAAACTTAAGAAGGGAATTTATGTCTTACAAATGGAAAAAGGATAAAAACGATAACGTAATAGAAGAACCTGTAAAGGCAAATGATGACTTGATGGATGCTTGTAGGTATGCCGTGTTTACACATTTAACCAAGCCTAAATTTGAGGTGTCGGTATTTTAGGATAAATTGTCTAACTTTGTTAAAATTCATATATAATGGGATTACTTGACTTTTTTACTAAAAGACAAAAACTATCAACTGTACTACCACAAATTCCTTTTAACGGACAAGTAGCAATACAACAAGGAATAATTACTTGGCAAGGTGGCGATAACATTAGTTTCGTAAATGATGGGTATTCAGCAAACGATATAGTTTATTCAATCGTAAAATTAATTGCGGATAAAGCAAAACTTGCTCCATTCCACGTTTACAAAGTAGTGGATGAAACTTCTGCAAAAAAATACAAGGCTTTAATGAGCCAACCAGATAAGATTGAGAACTGGAAAGATGTTGAAAAGCTACATAAGAAAGCATTTGAACTATACACAGGTGATGCAAGATTAAACGAGTTATTAAAATACCCTAACCAAGAAGATACATTTGGCGATTTCGTTGAGGCTTGGTGTACTTTTAAATTGGTTACAGGTAATTCTTTTGTTTACGCAAAGATGATTGAAGGTGGTAACAATAATGGTAAGCCTTATGAAATGTACGTGCTTCCTTCTCAATATATGTACGTGTTAGCGGACATTCAAAACTTTCCTCCAACGATTAGCGGTTACCAATTAAATTATGGTCCTTTATGGAACTTTACTAAACAAGAAGTACTACAAGATAAATACATAAACTTACAATGGAATACAACTGGGAATCAACTATATGGTCAATCACCATTGATGGCTGCTGCGAAAAACTTGACTCGTTCAAACGAAGCCAAGACTGCAGCGGTTGCTTCTTTCCAGAATGGTGGTCCAGCTGGAGTTCTTTTTATGAATGATGATAGGTTTGACCCTATTAGTGGAACACAACAAGCGCAAGCACTCAAAAGAGCAGTAAGCGAAAAAGGTGGGTCTGCTAACTTTAATTCAATTGCGGTTAGTGGATACAAAGTAGACTGGAAACAAATCGGTTTAAGTCCTGTTGAATTAGACATCATTGAAAGTGAAAAGTGGGATATGAAAGCACTTTGTAATATTTACGGAGTACCATCTCAATTATTAAACGATGCTGACAACAAGACTTACAACAACCAAAGAGAGGGCGAAAAAGCATTGACAGTACGTTGTGCGATTCCTTTGTTGGTTGGAATTAGAGATAACTTGAATAGAAAACTACATTCTGATTGGGGTTATCGTGGAACTGATATTTATGTTGACTTTGACCCAACTGTTTATAGCGAATTAGAAGCTAACAAAGCGGAGCAAGTTGAATGGTTAGATAAGGCTTGGTGGATTGCACCAAAGCAAAAGATGGATATTATGGGATTAGAGATTCCACCTTACATTGACCAAGCTGAAATGGAAAAATTATACATCCCTTCAAGTTTACAAAGTCCAGATGAATTTCAACCATTAACGCTACCAAATGAATAGCCAAGAGATTATTGATAAGTTATTTGATTTAAAGGTTGACCTAAAAGCCGACCTTCAAGAGGTTATTGATGAAGTTTACGCAAAGTATCACGAAACAGTAAATATGTCTTACTCGGAGTTAAAGGCTTGGAGTGAAACTAAATGCTCACGTTTAGCATCATTAGATAGAAGTCCAGTAAATAGGAACTTAAATTTATTGAGCAAGAAAAAAGCGGATTGGGGTGCAAATGAAGTTAAGTCTGCAAACAGAACGATTAGCTTTGTTAGTAGAATGAAAAATATGGAGCAAGGTAAACCTGTAAACAAAGAGTGCCCATCTAAAAGGGATATTTCCTTAAAGAATTGGGCATACAATCCTAACAAATGATTTGGCAAGATTATAGAAAACTATATGCAAACGCAATAAAAACCTATTCGCCTAAGTTCAAAAAAGAACTGCAAAGGCAAGTGGATACTTATTGCGATACCCAAGATTTAAACGCTATAAGCGATAAGAAGATAAAAAAGACCATCCAAAACGTTCATATTGCAATGGGCGTTAAGATGGCACAAATTACCGAGAAAAACGTTTCTAAATCGGTTAAAGGTTATTACGGACCAGAGGAATTTAAAAGTAAGCAAACTGACTTGTTTACCTATGTGATGTTGACTTATCTTGAATTAAAAGGATTAGATAATATAGCTGCCGAAATAACACAAACAACAAAGAACCAAATTCAACAATACTTAATCAAGTCGGTTGAAGAAGGTTTGACAATGCAAGAAACAATCAAGCTATTAAGAACGGCTGGTATAACGGACTACCGAGCAGAAATGATAGCAAGAACGGAAACAGGTAGAGCAGCGAACATTGGCTCTATGGTAGGCACGGCATCAACAGGACTTGTAACTATGAAGGAGTGGATAGCAGCGAGGGATAACCGAA